AAAAAAAAAACTAACAGAAATGATTAAACAAGTTTTAACTGAATCTCGTAAATATTCTGACTTTGTAAAAAAACTCGGAGTAAATGTAAATTCAATCCCAGAAGACGGTCAGTATCATGATATTAAAACTATTGATATTGACCCAAATACGTTGGGATTATTTGCACCCGCAATTGAAAAAATGAGTTTAAGAGCGAGGGGAGGATGGCATCCAAAACGTTCAATTTTTGAATTAGTTTTGGATTACAAATACGAACATCCGTCAGGTTCAAATGGGTATAGTGCAAAATTATATAGTAAAGATAATGGAAAAACTTGGGTTACAAAATATTGGTAGGAATAAAACTTGGCAAATGTAGGAAACAATTATAAACGGGAAGTTAAATACATCCAGCGTGATTTTGCTCAAAACAGACTTGCGTTGGTAAATTTCTTAAAAACATACTTCCCCGATCAATTCGGCGATTTTAATGAATCAAGTCCTCAAATGGGGTTGATTGAGGCTGTTTCCTATATAGGAGATAGTCTTTCCTTTTATACGGATGTTCAATTAGCGGAATCGCTTTTGTACCATGCGGAAGAAAGAGTCAACTTATTGAATTTGGCTCAAAGTTTAGGTTATAAACCAAGAACAACCGTCCCCGCAAGCGTTGAATTGGAAGTATTTCAATTGGTTCCAAGTGTAGGTTCAGGTAATGCAACTAAACCTGATTTTAGATATGCTCTTTACATTGAACCTCAAATGCAGGTTAGTACAACTGATACTGACGCAATTTACTTTTACACCAAGGATGCAGTCGATTTTAGATATAGTTCAAGTTATGACCCAACTACGGTAACCGCCTATTCAGTTCTTCCAACAGGTGAAATTGAATATTATCTTTTGAAGAAAAAGGTTAAAGCAGTTTCAGGTCAAATCCAAACAAGAACTTTTTCGTTTACTGAACCCAAGCAATACGATAAAATTGTCATTCCTGAAACCAATATAACTGAAATTGTATCAGTTAGGGATTCAGATAATAACGTTTGGACTGAGGTTCCTTATTTAGCACAAGATACAATTCCAGTAGCAATTAGAAATACGCCTTATAACGACCAAGTTCTAAGTCAATATAGGGATTCGACTCCATATATTCTTGCCTACAAGCAAACGGAACATAGGTTTGTAACACGACTTCGTAAAGATGATTTCTTGGAAATTCAATTTGGCGGAGGTATGAGTTCGGAGGCTGATGAAGAAATACTTCCAAATCCAATGAATGTTGGGTTAGGGTTAGATTATTTTGAAAGAGTTGGAGATTTATCAATCGATCCGATGAATTTCCTATATACGAAAACGTATGGTTCAGCACCTCAAAATACAACTTTAACAATCCAATATTCCACTTCAAATGGTTTGGCTGAAAACGTCAATGCAAATACCCTAACGAGAATCGTTTCAAATACCATTGCAAATCCATTTGATATTGTCGACCAAACTGTTTATCAAACAATAGTTGATTCCTTAACTGTAAACAATCCAAATGGAGCCTACGGGGGATTAAACCGTAAACCACTTGAAAATATACGTCAAGAGGCTCTTGCTAACTTTGCAGCCCAAAATAGAGCCGTTACAAAGGAAGATTATATTCTAAGATGCTTCACAATGCCAGCCAAGTTTGGAAGTGTTTGTAAAGCATACGTTGAAAATGATACCCAACTTGCAAATTGGGATGATTCCCGAATTCCTAATCCGTTTGCATTGAACCTTTATGTTCTTTCTTATGACGCAAATAAAAATTTTGTTACTTGTAATGAAGCCGTGAAAGAAAATTTGCGCCAATATTTGAGGCAATATCGTATATTATCTGATTCGTTGAATATTCAAGATATTTTTATTATCAATATATCGATAGATATTGAAATTATTACTTATCCGGGAGAAAATTCCAATGAAATTAATTTGCGAGTATTGAATAAGGCCATTGAATTATTTGATAACGATAAAATGCAAGTTAATGCCCCGATTATTATTGGTAAAATTACATCGGAACTTGATAAAATAGAGGGAGTTCAGAGCATCGCATCCATTACATTTAATAACGAAATTGATACAAATCTCGGATATAGCGGAATAGTTTATCCCATCCAAAATGCGATTAGGTCGGGAGTTTTGTATCCAAGTGTAGACGTTTGTATATTTGAAGTAAAATATCCCCGTTCAGATATTAGAGTTAGAACAATTGATATATAAAGGGAAAAATCTAATGGCAAACAAAAAGTATCATTATGTTTATAAAACTATCAACATGATAAATGAAAAATTTTATTATGGTGTTCATTCTACAAATAAAATTGACGATAAATATATTGGCTCCGGAAAAATATTAAAAACTGCTATTAAAAAATACGGAAGAAAATCATTTAAGAAGGAGATAATTCAAATGTTTGAATCCAGAGAAGAGGCGTTTAATTTTGAAGCAGATATCATTAAAATGGAGATGATTTCAGATGATCGTTGTTATAATTTGAAGTCGGGAGGAAGCGGTCATTCAAATTATCGCCCAATGACCGACGAACTTAAACAATATTTTAGTGAATTAAATAGAAAATACAAACATACTCCTGAAGCTATTGAAAAGATTAGAGAAGCAGGTTTGGGTAGAAAAATGTCAGAACAATGTATGATTAAACGGAAAGAATATTGGAAAAATAATCCAGATAAACTTAAAGAGCGTGGAATTAAAGTAGCTAATACCAGACGTAAAAATGGAAGTTATGGGCATAGTGAAGAAACTCGTAAATTGATATCGCAACGAGAATTTGAATATGTGTCCAGTGGCGGCGTAAAAGCAAGACATTATGAATGTGAAATTGATGGGGTCTTTTATAAAACGATTAAACATATTTGCGAGGCGTTTAAAATAAATCGTAGAGAATGTAATAAACGACTATTATCAAATGAATACCCGAATTGGAAAATTATTAACAACCAAAAATTGAAACCTCTATTAAAAAAAGCGGATAAACGATTTAACAAATGTATTATAGAAAATATCGAATATCAAAACATTTACGAAGCGTCAATTAAATTGAATATTGAAGCAAATATAATAAAAATGAGATTAAAGTCGACTGATTTTCCGGATTGGATACATATAAAACCAGAAAACGCAAGACGTGCGACCAATGGAAAACAATGTTCAATTGATGGCGAAATATTCGAATCTGCTACATCCGCAGGTATAATATACGAAATACCCGGTTCGACAGTATTATCAAGAATAAAATCTAAAAAACTGAAATGGGAATCTTGGAAATTTTTAGAGTAATAAATTTAAATATCCAAAAGTAGATTTGCAGATTCGCACAATTGATGTTTAACAACTTATTAACAACAACCAAATAAACAACCATTTACCTTTGTGGAGTAAAAAACATGAACAAAACAAAATTATTCGAGATGATTGAATCTATTCGAAAAGAACAGTCCATTAAATCTGGTTTTACTACTCAACGTGAAGAAATTTTGAAAATTTTAAAAGATAATAATATTATCGCCAAAGTTCGTGATAATCGTGTTGACCTGAAACATGATAAAGATTTTCAGAAGACTGTTAATTTAATTCAAAAAATATATCCAAGTATCGGTATTACTTACGGATATTATTAACAATAACTAAATAAATAACCATTTACCTTTGTGGAGTAAAAAACATGAACAAAACAAAATTATTCGAGATGGTTACTAAAATTTTGAATGAAACTCATAAGCCGTCAGTTGAACCGACGTTAATTTCGGACACTAATACGTTCAAATTTAAACCCGTCCCAAGTATGGGATATGGATTTACTGACGTTTATTATAAAGGTCAGCGGATCGCCATTATTAATGGTAGATCATCTGCTTTACAATGGGTAGCCAAAAACGGAAGTAATATTCCCAATAAGATAATTGATAAATTGGAAAATACGGTAAAACGTTGGGTTGTTCAAACATATAAAATGAATAAATAAATTTGGACATTTGAAATAAACTCCTTACCTTTGTAACATAAAAATTCAATAACATGGCAACGGTAAAAATTCAGGTTTTTCAAAACAGTCGCGAAATCAACGAACCAAGCATCGATTGTTTTTTCGATCACCGAGAGTTCGAGTTTATCAAAAGGACGGTAAAACGTCAACTTGAATCTTATCCTCCTGTAAAAGGGAAGGTTTATTGGGCAAGTTTTTCAGTTTTGAACGAAATGACTGGGAAATACGAAGAAACTGATGAAATGTTCAAACAACGAGTTAAAATTCAGTAAAATGAAGACTTACGAAATTTTACAACTTCAAAACTTTATTGATCCGGGAGGTTATGAAAAACTTCAATTGAGAGGTTCCAAACTTCAATATTTGGATCAAGAATGGTCATATCTTGCTTCCGGTTTAAGTCGAGATGTTTTCCGTTCAGAATGTGGGACAAAAGTTTTAAAAATTCCGCAGAGAGTTTGGAAAACTGATAATACTGAATGGGAATTGAGTTTGAATGATCAGTGGGAATATGATCATAATCGTTTGGAATTTCAAGTTTATGATGAATCGCCAGAATGGTGTAAAAAACATATTGCTAAAACTGAATTGACTGACGAACATTTAGTTATTCAAGAATATGTCGATGTTCATTATATTGGGGATGCGTATTGGCGTGAAATTGGTTATCGTGAAGATGGAACTACGGTGATTTTTGATTGTGATATTTTTTTAGATTTTTCTATGAAAAAACCAAATTCTGGATTCAAATATGAAGAGGTGTTTGGTCATAAAAACATATTTCCCGAATGTTATCAAACAATTGAACATAATAAAAAAGAACGTCGGAAAAAGGAAAAAGAAAATATTGCAAAGTATTTTCCCGGAATTTTGGATGGAACTCAAATTTTTTCATCTCAATCTGGATACGGTGGTCAAAAAGTTTGGATTAAAAATTTAATTTCCAGAGATGAAAATGGTCGCGGTACATTTGACGATGGAGTTGAGATTTCACTTGAACTTGCGCTTGAGTGCGGGTTTATAACTGAAATTTATAAAGATTGAAATTATGAACCAATTATTTGCAACCTGCGTTTATGAAGAATTGAACCCGAGTTCGACATTGAAAATTGTTCTATCGAAAGATAGTGAAGAATTTAAAGTATTTGAACATTCCGATCCGTTAGTTGCTTGGTTTGAATATTCAAAATGGTTGAATACTGAAAATGAATATTATATTGTTTGGTCGTCGACCAGAGATCATTGGTTTATGGATACGAATGATTATTTTGAAAAATATTTTGATTCAGAAACAGGTGATTTTGTTGATTGGAAAAACCTTGAACTGTATGACGTTGAAATTCGATATCCTTCATGTGTAGTTAATTCTAATATGAAAAACTTTTGGGATTTAAAAGAATATGTAAAGGGAAAATGACATTTGAACCTTAGGTAATTTGGAATAAAGCAAACCCGAGATATTTATGTAAAAGTGAGAGCCTTTCCAAACGTGAAGGAAAGTTTTGATGTAATAAGTTACTTAATTGAAATGGAAATGTTATGAAAATTAGAAAGATAATGGAAGAACTTTCAATTCCTAAAATTATTAAGATTCTCGACTTCTCTACTTCGGAAGGTAAATTTTCGGTTTATGATTATGAAAAGAATCCAGTTCGTCGTCCGGATATGTTTACGGTACTAAAAGATAAAAACGGGTATATAATTAGAAATGCGGTCGTTCCTGTCGAACTTCAAAATAAAGGAATTGCTACTGAATTTTATAAAACAATGAATCGGGAGAGTTTACAAAAAACAAAAAAACCGTTACGTTCAACCAGACCGAGAAAATTATTAAGCGGTGAAGTTGTTCATGAATTGAGTTCAGATGGGATACGATTGTGGGATAGTTTGGTATCGAAAGGTTTAGCAAAGAAATTAGGAGAAAAGGATTATGTCTTTATTTAATATGAAAATAAAAACTATCTTATTGGAAATGGAATCTGATTATAGAGGACAACATCGCGCTCCAAACAAAGATGATGCTCCGCTAACCGATTTGACAATGGTTTATGGTGATGATATTTATTCAAGGAACGCAATTCGGTATTATGGTACTGGATTAGATGACGATTTTAATTATTCAATCATTCAAAAAGCCAAAGACAATCCTAACCTTTCAGTAGTTATTTACAGAGCCGTTCCCGGCGAAGTATCCGAAATAAACGATGGTGATTGGGTAACACTTTCAAAAAAATATGCAAAAACTCACGCCAAGGGAGAAAAAGGTTGGAAAATTTTAAGTAAAAAAGTAAAAGCGTCTGAATTATATACTGATGGTAATAGTTGGGACGAATGGGGTTGGAATCCTTAATATGAAAATAAAATAAAACCGGATTATCTATGTTCAAAACCATATACCCCACAGCCGATGCAGTCCTTTATTCGCAGTTTCCTGAAAAGAATACTGGCGGGGATCAGGTATTAGACCTTCTAAAAGCAGCAACAGGGGAACCAAGCATTCTTGGTGATGATTCTGTTTTTTACAGTACAACCTATAATAGCAGAATTTTATTGAAGTTTGATTTAAATGAACTTCAACCTACACAATCAAATGCTGAATATTTCTTGACTTTAAGAAATACTGATGCTTTGAACCTTCCTACTGAATTTACCATTTACGCTTACCCAGTTTCAGGTTCTTGGACGGTAGGACGCGGTTTTGTAAATTCTAATCCGAGCATTGTTGATGGGGTTAGTTGGAAATACCGTCATGGAAAAAATGATGGTCGTTTATGGGAAACTTCAAGTTTAGGTTCAACCGTTACAGCAAGTTATGGAACCGTAGCGCATGGCGGAACTTGGTTTACCAGTTCGGTTGCAAGTCAAAGTTTTAATTATCAAATTCCTGATATTCGGATGAACGTCACTTCCATTGTTCGTCAATGGTTGTCAGGTTCAATTCCAAATAATGGATTTATAATCAAATATAGTGACAATGATGAATTTGATACTTCGCAAAGAACCTTGATACAATGGTTTTCTCAAAACAGTCATACCATTTACTTACCAAGGTTGGAAGCATATTGGTTGGATCAAGATTTAAGCGGAACTGGAAGTTTTAGTGAAATTGGAAGCGATGATTATGTTTTGAATTGTTCTAATTTAAGAGAAAGTTATTCAATGAACGAAAAACCTAAAATGAAGGTTTCAGTCAGGGATAAATTTCCAACTCAAACCTATGCAACAAGTTCAGTATATTTAAACCAAAAACGATTACCCAATAATTCATATTTTCAGATTCAAGATGTTGTGACCGATGAAGTAATAATTCCATTTCACCCATCCGGAACCTTAATGAGTTGCGATTCAAATGGTAATTACTTTAAGGCTGATATGTCAAGTCTCATGCCCGAGCGGTATTATAAATTTGTTTTTAAAAGTCAACACGAAAATGGTGACGTAATCAGAGTAATTGATGATAATTATATTTTTAAGATTAAACGAGTATAACAATGAAAATAAAGAATATTATGAATGAATCTACGCAAAAATATTTAAAAGATAAAATCGAAAACCAGATATTTGAATTTGAAAATAATTTAAACCGATTTAAGAAAGCGTATGAACAAAATTCAAATAAGTATGAAAATGATCCGGAGTTTTATAAGTCGTTGATTAACGATTTCAGTATCATGAATGTTCAAATAAAGTCATCTTTAAAACATATAGAATGGTTTATAAATAACGAATAATATAATATATGACAACCAAACTTGCAAATATTCAATACAGTGATTTAGCCAATAGTAACGCTACTTTGGTGAAATATGTTGTCCCCAAAGAAGGACAAACTTTTGTGTACCAACCTCAATCGCAATTGGATGCAATGTCATACCCACTTTCAGAAAGAAACGGGGGCGGAGCCTATGTAGTTCCAATTCAGGAAGAAAAACTTTATTTGAATTTTATCCCAAATAAAACCGTAATTTCAGATATCAGTTTAAACAACTATTTGGAAACTGTATTTACTTATTTCATTCCTGTCGAAATTATTCCTCCTGACCCATTTTCACTTCCGGATGGAACTATTTTCAGATGCGTTTCCCAAGATTCAGTTCCAGAACCAAAAGAAAGTTATGTTTATTGGATAATTGAAGAAGGTAAAAAGAAAGTTATTCCAAATTACAAAACGTTGGAAGTGATGTTGTTTGAAAGAAACCAAAACTTACTTTCAGTCAGGATTGTTCAAGAAAATCAATGTATGGAAATTGAAGAAAACGGAGCCGTTCCTGATAAAACTTCAAGTTGGAATGAAGATTATAAAGACCAAACCAACTTTGAATTATTGAAAGGATTAGAAAGTTCGGTTAAAAGTGGCGCGGCAATTGCAAATGACGCAAAAGCAGCCGCAGGTGAACAAATTGCAGCCGTTAAAGCAGAAGCGGAAGCAAATAAAGCAGCCGCAGAAGCGGCAAAGGCCGAAGCGGAGGCAGCCAAAGCAGCAAGTGAACAAGCAATTGTAGAAGCGCAAGCGCAAATTGCAGCAATTCAAGCACAACAAAATAATTCATAACAATATGTTAATGAATTTTGAAAATAATTTTAAACCTTTTACCTTTGTGGAGTAAAAAACAATGAACAAAAAAAAACTAACAGAAATGATTACTAAAATTTTGAACGAAGATATTTCGGTGGGAAAATTTTATTATGACAACAGAAAAGATAAAACATTTCGAATTATATCAGTCGACGGGACTGATAGGAATGGAAATAGAAGGTTGGATAAAAAAACTGATATTGGAATTCAATATTATGATTTTAAAACAAAAAGACCTATTGGTAATATAGAAACCGTGGACAAGAGTGAATTTGATTATATGGTCAGTAAAGGTCAATGGTCTGAATGGAAACAAGATTTTTTTAGCAAGTAAGGCTATGAACGAATCATATTCATCCGATACAGTCAAAATAACAGTGCATGATGACGTTGGTACTGATATTTGGTATATTACAAAGGGCGAAGATTCTACTCATTTTGAGATGGTAAACGATCCTAAATACATTGGTAAATTCGGTGCAGGAAAACATATAAACCATTTTAGAAATGTCACACTGGTATTTAAATAAAAAAATATGACCGGACAATATTTTTCAGAAACATTTACACCAACCAAATTCAAAGGTTTTGAGTTTGAAATTGACCAAGATTTTGAACACATCAGAATGTTATCACCAAATGGAACGTTATTTGAACTTCCAATTGAGTTTGATGATAATAATGACAGGCAAAAAAACCCATTTGTAGAAATTGGGTTATATAAATTAGATTTAACTGAACTTTTATGGTAAAGGAATTATGAAAATCAAACATCTATGGAACCTACTCAAAGAAGGTTCAACTCAGGAAGAACAATTTGGTAAAAATCTTATAGCCTCCGGGTGGACTATCAAGATTAATTATTACATTCCGTTGATTAAAATTAAAAATCCAGAAGGAAAAGAGACTGAAATTGACGGCAATGATGCGGATAAAATTTTATCTAAAATTAAGATGGGTCAAGACGAAAAGACTTGGGTACTTGGATATTTACATAAAACAAATGCGTTGAACGAACATACGTTGACCGAGGGAGTTTATGATAAAGGAATTTTAAAGGCTATATTTTTAATTGGGGGGCCGGGAAGTGGTAAATCTTACGTTATCAACCAGTTATTCGGAATTTCATCCAAGACCACATTTTCAAGGCATGGTCTTAAATTAGTAAACCCCGATCCGGTATTTGAAAAATTATTACGACAAGCCTCAATTAATCCCTCTGATTTAGATTCAATTTCAAAGGAAGACCCGGAAAGATATTCAAAAGTTATTGATCCTATCCGAACAAGAGCAAAAGAAGTTGAAACTGAAATTGAAAAGAATTACATTTCGGGTAGAATTGGGATGGTTTTGGAAGGAACTGGTAAAAACGTGACTTCTATAAAAAATTTGAAAAACCGTCTTGAAGATATTGGTTACGATTGTATGATGATTTATGTCAACACTGACCTTGAAACAGCAAAAAAGCGGAATCAAATGCGAGATAGAACTATTCCGGAAGATTTACTTGTAAGTATGTGGAATAACTCGCAAAAAAACCTTGGCGATTTGCAACGATTGTTTGGTCCGATGAATACTTTGATTATCGATAACTCAAATAATTCAAAAATTGGTTCAGATATATCAAAGGCAATAGAAAGATTTATGCAAAAGCCTGTAACGAATCCTGCCGGAAAAATGTGGATTAAACAAGAACTTATGAAAAAGAGTCGAAAATAGGAGAATAAACCATTTCACTTGAAAGATATATAAATAGGGCATCAATTTTAGCCAATAATCGTTCTACAACTGGACAGTTGTGGACAAATGAAGATTTGGCCTTATTTGATGCTCAAATTTTAGTTCCTATTGACCCGAACATAACCACAGAGCAAATAAGTGAAGTTCACATTTATTCGTTCTACGGGGATTATATTGTCGGGAATCATAATGCTGGTTATACCTTTCATGACCAATATACGAATTCACTTTTAATTGATATTGGTAAGGTTTTTAAAGAAGCCAATATTCAACGTGGTTCTTATGTTATTGCGTTGAACCTGTTTAAGGAACTTTGGGGCAAACAAACTGATCCGAAGTTAATTGTTAAGGAAATTAGTCCTGACAGAACAGAGGTTCATTTTCAAGTAGATAAAAAATTTATCGGTGAAACTGACATTTTCAAGTCCAAAATTGATACTTTTATCAGTGACGGAACCTTGAACAATGTCGTTTTTAATTTTGGTTTTAACCGTATTCAAAAAATTGTCAATATAAGATTTGAAGGCGAAGATATTTATGTCAAGTTTTACCTTCCTTTATTTGATGATGTATTTGGGAAGGAAAAATCTTGGGTTCAATTTGAATTAATTGATCCTTATATTGATACAATTGTCTTGGCTCAACCTCAAAGTCAAGGCAATTTGACGTATATGCGCGGTCCGAACTTTGATTTGGATACCTCCATGTACGCTTCCAACGCAACTGATTTCAAAAACTGGAATCAGTTATTGGATACAACCTTAAATTCCCGCCAACGAATTATTGAGGATACGATTTCGGGTTCCGGCTTAGTAAAATTAAATATTGATTATACTGACTTTAATAATTTTATATTTTACAGTAGTGCTGAAACTCGCGTTAGAAATTTTGGTTATAAGGTTGGAAAAATAGAAGAATACAGCAGTTCCATTGCCATTCTTTTAAATTCAACTGCATCAAATACAGTTTTCATCAGTCAATCTATTGATATTAATCAAAAAAGAATTGACGAAGTTACTTCAAACTTTGATCCTTGGGAACGTTGGTTATATTTTAACTCAACTGCAAGTATATTTACTCATGACATAACGGGTTCAATTTCTCCCTATCCTAAACGTATTGTTTCTGGAAGTTGGCAGAATTATACATTCAATTCAAGTATTTCTCAAACTTGGTATAACAATCTTGTTACAAGTGCAAGTGCTTATGACGAAGAGAACTTAAATCGGTTATGGTGGGCTATTCCTGAGCATATTATAATGGAAAACGGGAATAGTGATTTTATCAAGTTTGTTGACATGGTTGGGCATCATTTTGATGTTATTTATAGTTATGTAAATGCTCTGACCCAAATGCATGAACGTGATGAACATCCAGAACGTGGAACTCCAAATCAGTTATTATGGTCAATTGCTAAATCCTTTGGTTGGGAACTTCAAAATACCCGCCAATTAAGTGATTTATGGCAATATAAACTTGGTAAAACTCAAACAGGAACCTATCAAAGTTCAGGTTCCATGTTTTCAATTTCTACTGAAAACCAAACTCATCAGATTTGGCGTAGAATTGTAAATAATCTTCCCTATCTATATAAAACCAAAGGAACTCAAAGATCGCTTAAATCTTTGATGTCCATTTATGGTATTCCCCAAACTTTAATTTCAATTAAGGAATATGGCGGACCGAGTCCCTTTGAAGGGAAACCTACTTTAATTGAAGATAGGTTCATTTACAAAGCAAACTTTACTGGAAGTAACTGGGTCGAATTACCTCGAAGAACCATCCCACCAACAAGTGGAAGTTGGGGAGGAAGTGAACGAGTTCCGGATACGATTGTATTTAGGTTTAATACTGAATACAGTTCCAGCGTTTCTCAATCTTTATGGGCTATTGAACAAGGAAGTAACCGTTCTCGGGTTCTTTCTAATTTGGAATTAATTCATTCCAGAGCGCATCAAACATCCAGTTACAGTGGTAGTTGGGCTTATGGTTATTTACGTTTAACACAAGCCCAATTAAGCGGCTCTACGTTCATTTCAAGTTCAGTTCAAACTGGATACTTGCCTTTATTTGATGATGATTCATGGTCAGTAAGAATGTGGACTACAAGTTCAATCCAAACCAGTGGTTCAATTTTCTTACAAGTTAAACGCGCAAACGATTCCCTTTACGGAAGGTTCAGTCATTCAAGTAGTTTAGAATGGAGCGGAAGTTTCAATGTTGCAAATGCATGGGCTACTGGAAGTCAAAATATCATCTTATTAGGCGGAACAACGGGTTCGAATAGTTCAAGGTTTGTTGGTCAAATAGATGGATATAAAGAATATTTTGAAGTATTAGAAGGTAGTACATTTGATAGTCATGTATTGAACCCGAGTGCCTATCATTCAAATACTGAAACCGGAAGTTATTACAAACTTTTCCGGTATTTTCCTTTGGGTTTAGACCAACAACGTTGGGATCATTCCGCTTATTTACAAGTTTCAAGTTCGCATCCGAATCGAGTAGCAAGTTTTGATACAACGGCTTCGTTTAAAGGTTGGACAGGAACACAAGCCCAACAATATATTTCCAAGAATGAAACTTTCTATATCTATACGCCAACATTGGGCGGAAATGTACTTAGAAGTGAAAAAATTAGATTTGAAGATTCTGTTTTAACCAGAGATTTAAATCCAAGTACAAAAGTTTCAAAAGGTTCGTTTGATAAAAAAGGATTCGATTCCAATCGTTTAGCAGTTGTATTTGCCCCATCAGATCAAGTAAATAATGAAATTTTCAATCATACTGGTTATGCCGAACTTGATAGTTGGATTGGAGACCCGGAATACGAATTTGATGAAGGTTATCACGAATTAAGACGATTTTCGCATGAATATTTCCGTAAATATCAACAAAGATATGACGTAAACGCCTTAATTCGTTTATTGGCGTTATACGATTATACCTTCTTTGAACAAATAAAACAATTAGTTCCGGGTAGAAGTGATTTAATTGCTGGTGTTTTATTAGAAGGTGACTTTTTAAGTACCCCGAAGGTTCGAGTAACAAAACGTCCAGTTATTGAAAACTTAGGACATGAAACCAGTGCCTCTATTGATAGAACACTAACGGGTGAAAATTTATATTATGAAACCAGTGCAAGTGCAGCACCAAGAGCGGAAGCAAGGTACAAATATGTCACAGGTTCATTAAAACAAAAGATTTGGATGACTGGAAGTAGTTGTCATCAGACAAGTTCCAAAGGTGGTTACAAGGCTGATATACCAGTCATTCCAAATCCTTATTCTGGAAGTCAATGCCCAACTCAAAGTTATATTGACAAATATAGATTAAATTGCTGTTATAAAAAAGTAATTTACCATTATTCAAGTTCAGGAACCTTTCAAAACAGGTATGAGCAAGATTGGTACACTGCCGTTTCAATGTCATATGGATGGTATTATTCCAGAAGTTTAGAATGTACCAGTTATCAATATAGCGAAGAATGCGGAGCAGTTGAAAATCGGTCAAGGTTTGCAGGAACAA